GCACAAACAAAGCCGGTCGTGAAAAGCAACGACAGGCTATTTACCCGGACATTTTCCCCGAAAGAACATATTATGCTCTGCTCGGTGGGGGCTACAGACGTGAACCAGGCCTCGGGATCAACAGATACGAGGTCAAGGTCCCGTTGTCCAGTCTGTATGACATCATCGCCGATCCTGAAGGTTTTGCCGAGCAAGCCGCGGAAGCATACCCCAATGAGCGGGCGGCGGCCGCAACGTATCAGGAAAAGCTTATCAAGGATGCCGGGTATTTGGGATATATCAGTCTGATGGGCGGCAAGCCGGTTGCGGCCGTGTTCGAGGGTCTTGACCCTCATCAGGTAACCAAGGTCCCGGTAAACAAAGGAACTGCCCATAGGGGTGAGTACGCGCAGGTTGGGGCGGAGTCCCCTCAAGGCGCAATCACCTTTGAAAACAGTCATACGCTCATAAGGATTTTTGAAACTGCCGATCGTTCGACACTTTTGCATGAAACAGGGCATCTGTTCTTGCAGGATTTGATCAATCTGGCACAGACCAACGAGCAGGCCGCACAGGACCTTGAACGCATCAATGGATGGCTTGGTATCGAGGACTGGGCAAAAACAACAAGAGACGAGCGCATCAAAGCGCATGAGAAATTCGCACGCCATTTCGAAGCTTACCTTATGGAAGGCGAGGCCCCAACAGAGGAACTTCGTCCGGTATTTCGTGCATACAAATCCTGGCTCATCGCCATTTACAAGAGTATAAGGGATTTCGCTCAAAGACTCGGCATCGATATCCAGATGAACGATGAAGTCAAGGATATCTTCAACAGGTTACTTGCCACAGATGAAGCCTTGGATGAGGCTGCAGGTGTGGCACAGTATGAATCCGTCCTTGAAGCGACAGGTGAAAGCATAGCAAAGCACAGGGATGCTCGTGATCGGGCTGCGGAACTTGTCGGTCTTCTGGACACACCTGAAAATGTTCTAAAGCATCGGCAATACATAAAGGAAGAGGTAAAGAAAGAGCTTGAGTCTTCCAGAAGCTACAATGCCCTGTATTCCATGCAGCGCTCTGCTGCGCGAGGCGGCATGAAGATCAATGAAAAGGAAGCGATCGACCTTTTCGGAGAAGATATTGTCAATACGTACCTGAAACCGAAGAAGCTGACATCGAAGCGTTCCACGTGGGTTCTGGATGACCTGGCAATGTATTTCGGGTACAACAGCGGGCAAGAGATGGTCGAGGATATCATCACATTGCCTCCGCTCAATGTTGCTGTAGAAAGACAGACAGACATGATTATGGAACAGGCGATGCGTGTTTCTCAGGAAGAAGCGAGAGCTGCGCTGAGGAATGCGGATCGTGTAGAGGCTCTTTCGATAGAGATGGAGAATATTCTCTCCATGTCGGAGCAGCGCTCGCAAGCTGAAACCGCCAGACAGGAATGGTCGCAGGAACATGAAAGAATGGCCGCTGTCAGGCGACGTACCAAAGCCGCGATGGATGTGGCAAGACAGTCAATGCTGAACAAGGTCGCCAGCAGATTGTCGCCTGCCGAATATATCGCCAATGCAAAACGTGCCGCAAAAAAGGTCAAGCAGGCACTGAAAGACAACAACTTCGAAGCCGCCGCACAGTACAAGGATCAGGAAATCATAAATACGGCTATGGCAGCCGCTGCTTCCGAGGCGAAGCGTGAAACCGTCAAAATAGGCAGATACCTGAACAGGATGTATCGTCTCAAGCCTCGCAAGGGCGTTGATGTCGATAATACCGCGATAGAGAAGATTCATTTCCTGCTTGATTCGATGTATTTCGGATCACGAAAAGCCAAGCTTGAAGCCGAAACGAAAAGCTTCCTCGAATGGAAGCGCCAACAGGAAGAGGCAGGCAATATCGTCGAGATACCTGACAGACTGCATGCGTTGATAGGCAGGACATATTACAAGGATCTGACCTATGGTGATCTTCTTGCCCTCAGGGATGGCATCAAGACGATTCACACAATCGGGGTCCTGAAGAACAACCTGATATCCAGACAGAAGAAACGCAGGCTTAATGAAGCTGTCGATGATATTGTAAACACTATCAAAGAGAACACCAAGGGCGGCAAGGCGATTATCTCCTTCAACCAGAAAAAGACAGATGCGCTTTTGTCCGAGATCAGAGGACTTCATGCCTCACACATGCGAATCGAAACTATAATCCGTGGCCTTGACGGGAATGTCGATACTGGCACTATCTGGGATTACATTTTCCGTCCGTTCGTCGATGCCGAAAATGAAGAGCTTGCGAGAAAAGAGCAGGCCGCAAAAGATCTTCAGAGACTGTTCGAGATGCTTCCCCGGGGAAGGGACCTCAAGAAAGAAAGATTTTACCCAGAGGTCAACGCCAAGCTGAGCAGGGAAAATCTGATATCTATCGCCCTTAATTGGGGGAACGCCGAAGGCAGGGACCGTATCCTCAATGGAAACAACTGGACAGAGGGTCAGGTAAACCAGCTCTTGTCTTACCTGACGGACCAGGATTGGGATTATGTGGAAGCCGTGTGGGAATACCTTGATACGTTCTGGCCTGATGTCGTCGCTCTTGAGAAACAGATGACCGGCCTTGAGCCAAAACGTGTGCCTGCAATCGAGTACACAACATCGACAGGCAGGGTAGTTTCAGGAGGGTATTATCCGCTCCATTACGATTACAGGAAATCTCCAAAATTCTATGAGATGGAAGCTGAAAAGCGGGCCAGAGACTTCATGTCCTTCCAGTTTTACCGCGCGCAGACACAGCACGGTCACACAAAAGCCCGGGCTGAACATCTAAACAGGCCTCTCAACTTCCATATAAATGTTCTGTCACGCCATGTTGCTGATGTGATTCATGACCTTACCCATCGTCGCGCTCTTTATGATGTCAATAAGATCCTCAACGATGGTAGGGTTCAGGGAGCAATGATCGACGCGATAGGAATCGAGATGTGGAATGAATTTACTCCATGGCTCAAGAACATCGCGAGTGGTGGCAGGCTCCCCCCTGTCAGTGGCTGGGAAAGAATACTTTACAATGCCAGAAAAGGTGTGACAATCGGTGTTCTCGGACTAAAAGCAACAACAATTCTGGTACAGCCGCTCAGTATCTTCGGTTCCGCAGAACGCATCGGGACAAAGGCTATGCTGCATTCGATACTGGATTTCTACAAGAACCCATTGACGATGAAAAAGAAGATAGATTTCGTCATGGAGCGGTCTGTCGCTGTGAGGAACAGGGGAAAGACATGGGACCGTGACATTCGTGATATCACATCAAGTTTTGTCGGAGAAGGCAAAAGAGGCAGGGTTATGGAAATGATGTTCTATGGTCACCATCTTGCCGACCTCTCAGCTGTTGTCCCTGTATGGCTCGAAGCTTTTGACAGGAAGATGCAGGAAACCGGCAATGAAAAGCAGGCCATTTATTATGCTGACTCGATTGTCAACCAGACTCAGCCCGCAAGCTCACCGAAAGACCTTCCGAGCATCATGAGCGGCTCAGAGGGAGCCAAGCTGTTCACTATGTTTTACAGGTATTTTTCAATCTACTACAACCTTATGGCCTCCAGGCTTGGTATGACCAAGAAGATCAGCGACCTTCCCAAACTTGCCGCATGGTTCTTGTGGACCACATTCATACCGACGATTTTGGTAGGATTGATCAGGGGCGCTATCCCAGATGATGACGAAGAACGTCTTAAATGGGCCTTGAAATCCTCATTCTTCTACCCGTTCCAGTCTATAGTCGGCGTTCGGGATATTGCGAACTACGTTCAGACTCCGTACTGGGGATACTCGGCTTCGCCTGCGTTCGAAGCACCTTACGCTGTAGGCAGATTGCTGAATGAAGCCGGTCAGGCGATGTTCGGCGATGACAGCTGGATGGATATTATCGATCCGGCCATAGATGTTGCCGGATATGGGTTGAAACTTCCTGTCGGGCAGGCGAGAATCACGATAGGTCAGTTGATCGACTACATCAACAGCAATGATGCTGATTTCGACCTTATGAACCTGTTCCTCAGGAGGCGCGAAAGAGACAGGGGAACAAGGAAAAGGCCAACATTCTACGGAGAGGCAAACTTTTAAAAAGATAAATTATGCCTTACAATTACTGTAGGGCAACACAGAAAGTCAGGTGATATATATGCTGTACCCGGCATGGGAGTCCCTGAACCCGATAGTCAGGAAATACACATGGGATCAGCTTTTCATACTCAAGGTGAACGGCGAGCCTGTGAATCTCATCGGGTACGACTTTTATATCGAGATCATGGAGGATGTCGATTCTCCTGTCGTTACTGAAAGGCTGAGTGTTGATGGCGGGCACGTGAACCTTGGACGATATGGAGAAATTGATATTTCCATGACTCCTGCCCAGACAGGTTCAATCCCTGCCGGGACATATTATTATGTTGCGACATTGACATACCCTGACGGTGTTACACAATACCCAATACTTATCGGCAAAGTCAATGTTGTGACATGGGACAAGGTGGGATAAAAATGGCGGATCCGAGAGATTTTCAATCAGCGATACAGGTAACGATAACACCGGCGAACGCGGTCGGACCACAAGGAGCAAGTGCTCCTGACATCATGATCGAATATTCAATTGATGGCACGGGGGGGTGGACAAGCGAGCAGCCGTCTGCTGAATTCATGTATTTTCGCGTCTCAACTGACGGGGGCTATACATGGAGCGAGCCAATTGTATATGGGACAGAACAGGCTGCGTATTTGCAGGCTCTGAAGGCTCAGCAATGGGCCGAGAACCCTGAGAATGTCGAAGTAGAGACCGGTCAATACTCCGCTCTTCATCACGCCACAAAAGCTGCCAGATCTGAAGACAATGCCGAGGCTGCGGCTTTGGATGCTGCCTGGTCTGCTACTGAAGCCTTTGGTGCCGCTGCTCCTGCGTGGGATAGCGCAACGACTTACAGTTACAACGATGTCGTTTCTTTTGATAATGGGCATACTTACAGGTGTATAGGGAGCAATGTTACAACTCCACCGAATACTGATGGTGTTGATGACGAAATCAACTGGACACGGATTACTGTTGCACCTGAAGGGTTCTTTGAATACGACACAAATTATGATTTCCAACCAGTAATCGCTCCTGTCGCAACAACTGGTCCATGGATGCTTGATGAACTTGGGGATATCCAGCCACGATTAGACCCTGATCTCGCTGTAAGCGAATTAGATGAACTTATATCTGAAAGTGCCAACATAAAACACGTAGACTCTGTCGCTGAATTGAGATCAAGTACATTTTCTGCTAAAGCCGAATATCTTTATCTTGATGGATATTATGGGAAAGGAACTCTTGGTGGTGGTTTGTTTTATCGCGATTCTGCAAGCGTCGAACCCGATAACGGCGGGACAATATTCGTTGATGCTGAAGGAGTCAGATGGAAGCGATCTAATGTTGGCAAAAGATATATGGCATCATGGTTTGGAGCAACTACAGATACTACTAAGATAACTGACAACACTCCAGCCATTCAAAATGCCTTGAATGCAATGCCTGGCGTTGGGGAATTAGTTTTTGAAGAAGGCATATACGACTGTTACGGTACTATCGCTATGCCGGATTGGGACAATCCTCCGGATCATATTCATACAAACAGTTCTTACGTTAAAGCAATCAGTCTTACTGGAGTCGCTACGCAAAGTGGTTATAATTTCGGTAATTGGGGCAGTGCATTGCGATACGTTGGCCCGAACAAAGATGTCGAAACTCCGTTTTTTGATTTCAGAGGAAGCTACGCGGAACCATTGTTATTTGGTATTGGCCGTAACTACATGGGATGCATAAAGAATCTGACATTTTTGGGGCAGGGTGAGAATAGCAATATAATCGGGTTGTGGTTTTCCCACGCAATTGATTCTCATTTTAGCACATTTGCATGCAGATTTTTTAAAAATGGGATTAGAATTGATGGACATTATTACTACTCCTCTTTCTATAGAGTGCAAATTAAATACTGTAAGTATGGATTCAATGCGTTAAGTATTTCTAATGGTGCAAGTTTTTATGCATGTGTATTTTCTGACAGCTCAATAGCTGGAATGAGATTGTCTGGCAGCGGCAGTTATGACGCCGGGGCAACCATCGAAAGTTGCTATTTTGAGGCCAACAACACGGCCATTGAAGCAAATGTAGCCGAATTACTAACTATAAAAAATTGTTACTTTGAAGGTAACAGTGGCTATGTGTTGGATGTGTCAAACGAATCATTTCCTACTTCTTGGCATAACTCTATTGTTATTATGCATAATTGTCTCCTTGATGTTCGTAGTAATAGTAATGCTGTAATCAAACAAACGTCTAGAATTGGTGCACCGATAACGTATTCATTGGAAAATAATTACATTTACAATAGCTCTAATAATAACCTAGATTATTTCATTTATGTTGATAGCGGAGATTTGAAAATCAAAGCCGAAAACAATCTCTTCATAGATCCCCAAGTCGCATTCCCAGTATCTTCCCAAGTGCCGCTCGAACAATCACTTTTCAACAACGACTTTACCGCCTAGATTTAGAAAGAAAGGAGAGTGTTATAAATGAGTAGAAATATTGTTCCACGTAGCGACAAAGACGCAGATTTAGGGACAGCACTCAAAAACTGGAACAACGTCTATACAGATAAGATTACGTTAAGAGGATCTGATCTTCAGGCACTTCTGGATGGGAAAACCGACGTTGATACTTTAATTGCAAAAGGCGATCTTTATGTAGCAACAGGCGCAGGCATTATCACGCGTCTTCCAAGAGGTAATGACGGTGAAATCCTCAAGGTGAATTCTGGAACTACTGAAGGTCTTCAATGGGCACCTGGTGGTGGGGAGCAATCAGAACTTGCCTCTGACATAACCGTCACTGTTGGAAGCGGCGGCCAGTTTACGACAATCAACGCAGCACTTGCATATCTTGTCCAGACCTATTACCCTGTTTACCTTTCCACCGGCTCGGTCCCGCAGGCGACGATTAGCCTAGTCCCAGGTTTTGTGATGGCAGAACAAGTGTTAATCACAGGTCTCGATCTGTCATGGATTACTATAACCGGGGTGGACGCTGAAACGATGATCACGAGAAGTGCGTTGACCAGACCATTTGGTGGTCGTTACCCCGCTTTCAGTGCAGTACGAGGCACATTGCCAGTAATCGGCCAGCTTTTCAATATGGATGCGTCAGGTGCGGCCGAGGGCAAAGAGGGAATTTACTGCCATTTGGGTCGTTGCAATATAAACGCCGCATGCGGCGTGAAAAACGCTGGGAACAATAGCATATACGCCGATCAAGGCAGCACAATCAACGCCGTTGGCGCCAACGCATCAGGGGCTGGAGCTTACGGCATATTTGCCTATAGAGGCAGCATAATCAACGCCGATGGCGCCAACGCATCAGGGGCTGGGCTTGATGACATATACGTATATCGTGGGGGTATCATCAACGCTCGCGGAGCAACCGGGGACCTGAGCCAAGCCGCCAATACAATAAATGCCAATGGGATTATATTTCAATAAGGAGGTGTACTAAATGAAATATACAGTAATTAAAAACAAAAAATATACAGGCGTAACGTACGACGAACTGAACGACAAAATCCTTGCGCATCACGCCTCGCGGGGCGAACAGGTAATACCAGTCGAGGTACCTCCTGAGCCAATATCCACGGACAACGACATGCCGTTTTTTGGCGATGTGGATTTTGAAACACTCAAACGGGCGAAGGCATGGGAGATAGCTGACAAACGTTGGAGAACAGAAACTGGTGGCATAACTTTGAATGGAGTGGAAATAGCCACCGACAGGGAAAGCCAAGCACTGCTTACGGCAGCTGTGCTGAAGGCACAGGATGATCCTAATTATATGGTCAATTGGAAAGCACGAAACGGCTGGTTCCAGTTGGACGCTGCGACACTGATTGCCATTGCTGATGCAGTTAGGGCACACGTTCAGGCATGTTTTGACAAAGAAGAGGTGTTACAAAACCAGGTAGATGCGGCGACCACCGTCGCTGAACTGGAAGCGGTGAAGTGGTGATGACAGAAACGATCTTCATCGACCCGGGCCACGGCGGGCATGATCCGGGTGCTGTCGGGTTCGACGGCCTCAAGGAGGCAGACGTGGCGCTTGACATTTCGCTCAGGATTTCGGATAAACTTCGTCTATTCGAGATCGAGCCGGTCCTGAGCAGGACCGATGACACGTATGTGGAGCTGGAAAGGCGAGCGAGCGAGGCGAACGTCATCGATGCTGACCTGTTCGTGTGCGTTCATTGCAACTCCGTCATCAATCCACAGGCGAACGGCGCGGAGGTGCTAGTGTATTCCCGGGCGTCGAAGTCCGTTCCATTCGCCGAGGGTATTCTTGAAAGGCTTGTAGATCTCGGCCTTCGCAACCGCGGCGTAAAAGAACGGCCGAGACTGACTGTGCTCAGCCGGACGAGGATGCCTGCGGTGCTCGTCGAGCCGGCGTTCATCTCGTGCAAACGAGACCCAGACAGAACCCTTTTGCGGACGGACGAGGGGCGGGACAAAATCGCCGAGGCGATCGTGATGGGGATTGTGGCGTAAGGAGGGCTAACCTAGATGGACGAACACAAAACAAACGAAACAACTCATCACGAACTTGAAACCCGCATCTGCCATCTCGAGGATTGGCAGCATCGGCAGAATGGTTCAATTCAACGTATAGAACAAAAGGTTGACCGGATGATCTATCTCCACTTCGCCGAGTTGGCCGCGATCATCGGTGGGCTTGTGGCGTTGATCAACTGGACGAATTGACGAGGAGGCGAACCACATGGGGATAAACGAACAGATCAGAAAGATGGCGCTTCGCAAGACGATCGTCCTTGTTTTCGTGGTCTTCATTTGCGTCTTGATCCTCTTGGAAACGGTCGCTGGCCTGAAAATTTCCGACAATTCAGTTGACCTTCTTAAATGGGTCGGAACTTCTATCATCTTGGGTTATTTCGGTTCGTCGACCTACGAACATAAGGTTGACGCAGAAAAGGAGAAAATGACATGAAAAACATCCTCGTCAAACTCCTGATTATTGCCATTGTTGCAGGTATCGTGATCTGGCTCTGGCGGTCAGGCATCATATCCGGCGCCATTGCTTGGCTGGTGGCCTTGCTTGTGGGGCTATTCGGAGGTCACGAAGTGCAGCGTGGAAAGGTGAAAGAACATGCCAACGAGGTCGACCGGCTTGTCAAGGAGATGCAAGAAGCTGATAGAAGGGTTAAGGACCTCAGGAAACAGCATAACGAGGAGGTGAAGCGTGTTGAGGAAAAGCATCGCGACCATAGTCTTGATGAGCTTCTTACTTCTGCCAACGATCGCGAACGCAGAAGAGCCGATACGTCTGACTGACGATGGGGAATATGTCATTATGCCGGTTGAGGTTTTTCGCAATCGCGAGATCGACCTGCTGACCCTCGAAGACAAGGTCCGTGTCCTCGAACAGGCACTTGAAGAGGAACGGAGAGCTTATAACGAGTGGGCATCCGGCTGGAGGGCCCTCGAAGAGGCGTTGAATGCCGAGCGCGAGGCTAGGCACCAGTTGGAACTGTCTCACGTGAAAAACAAGGTGACTTGGGGGATTGGCGGCCTCGTCCTCGGGGCGGTCATCGTGGCAGTTATCGACTAAAGGAGGTGATGACATGATCCTCGAAGGCGCATGGTACGCACAGGTAATCAAGGCGGGGCTTGCTGTTCTTTTCATCGGGACGTTCGTGTGGAAGATGATCAGGAAAGAGTGGTGGTGGGAGCGGTTCATCAAGAAGTAAATACCTTTCCCTCCTCCTTGTGATAGCCCGGGTGATTCGCACCCGGGCCATCATTCCTAATCATCCACCTTTCTGAATATGTATGAACCAGGTATTTGTCTGTTGCTAAATGTGGTCTTATAATGTCCTTTTACAGATTCAAAAACATATAGATTACAGTTTTGACCAATCACTTCCTCAAGGAATATAAATTTCTCCTGAAGGTAATCAATAACAGGAGATCTGCCGATAGGACTTATTTCATACACGGACCCCACATCAAAAATTGGATCAATTCTGCTTAGTGTGGATAATTCCTCGGCGCTCATTTTTTCTTTGTTTTTGTTGGCTATTCGTTGGGTTACAGCCGCTTTGCTTCTGCCAAGGCGCAACGCTATTTCCTTGTACGTTTTGCCCTGCTTGTACAATTTCAAAGCCAATTCATCTTCCTCCGGGGACCATCGTTTGCTTGTCGCCATATAGGCACCCCCTTCAAAGCAGGTTAGCTTTTATCGCATTGATGTAATCGTTGGATTACCCGAAAGCTTTTCGCTTGCCTTTAGCGTAGTGGCAAGATAAGCCCGGAGCTTCTCGTATCCTTTCGGCATTGTTCTACCTCCTTTCGTTTCATAAAAAGCTCTCCCACGAGGTCAAGAGATGGATCATAAGGCCAGTCGGCATCATCGTAATCTGATTTACGGTCCGTTACCTCAAAGGAGCTTTGTGCCACCACTTTGGCAATTACTATGGCGCCGTTCAGAATATCTTCCGGGATTCCTTCATGATCACCACTATCCCAATAGTCGGTCAAGATGTCTTCTGCTGTATTATTCGCTTCCTCCTCGGTTGTGCACGGCCACACCTCGTTGCTATATCTGTCGACTACAATCCATTCATTCTCCATCACTCGCCACCTCCTTTAATTTTATGCAAAACTTGCCTTGCGCAACCTTCCGCATAATCAATTCCAAAACCTCGCTGCTTTGCTGTGGATATAAGCTCCAATGCCTCAAGCATTTCTGGCGCGGCTGCTAGAAGATTTGCATTATCTTTACCAATATATCCCCTTGCTACATCACCTTTTAGTGGCCCTGGCATATAGAGTTTCATGTAATTGCCTTGCATTTCAATTCTCCATGGTCCGGGTGTATGCGCCATCACTCGCAACCTCCTTTGGTATTTGCTAGTATTTCCTTCAAGTCTTCACGCAATCTCTTTGCGTGACATTCAGAGCATATCTCTGGAATAAATCGACCTTGCATATTCCTGTCTGGCACTGTTGCAGGGTTCTTCCCACAGAGTTTGCACACCTTTTTTCTAGCCATCACTCGCCACCTCCTTCTAATTTTTCTGCTATCCGGTTGAGAGCCTGCTTGATTTCTTGTGTGCAATTCAGGCAAAACTCTAACTGCTCGATATCATATGTCATTTCGACGCTGTCATAATATCTATCTGTTTTCAGAACGAGATGGTATATATTCTTGGTTTCTTTCAGCTCTTTGCCACAACCATCACAAACGTGGATTTGTTTAATGCTCACTGCTCGCCACCTCCCGGCCTGTCGTCCAACAACCCTAAATCCTCCGCTCTATGGCTTTTGGTAGCATAAGGCAGGATCGCCGCCTGAATCTCCGCAAACTCCGGCTTGTCGCAATCCAAACAAGCCACATGCGCGAGCAGTTGGTAAACTATCCCGAGGTCTACTTTGACTCCCATGCTCCCACACCAGAGCGGCCACGCGGCGAAGTCAATGTAGGCACCCCGCAGGTCAGCACCCCACAGGTCAGCACCCCACAGGTCAGCACCCCGCAGGTCAGCACCCCACAGGTAGGCATCCCGCAGGTTGGCACACCACAGGTCAGCACCCCGCAGGTAGGCATCCCGCAGGTTGGCACCCCGCAGGTTGGCACCCCGCAGGTCAGCACCCCCCAGGTAGGCACCCCGCAGGTTGTCACCCCGCAGGTAGGCACCCCGCAGGTCAGCACCCCACAGGTTGGCACGCTCGCCGCCCTTTTCCCCATCTAGCCACAGCAAGTGTTTCCGCAGGATTTCGTCTAATTTTTCGCGATCCATTTCACTCAACCCCCTTAGGCCTGTCGTCCTCGCCTACACCACGCTTGGCATAAGATACCAACTGTAGGCACCTGAACGCTGCATGTGCCATGTGATGTATTCCCGTTTCGGCGTCAAAGTCTTCTCCACGCATCCACGCCCACGCATGTCGCATGAGCGACCCGAAAGCTCTGCACCACGCCATGCCCCTTTCCCAATTGCGCTCTGCGTACTTTTCAGCCCCTACTGTGTATACCCGCACCAACTCCTCAAGAGCATCCGGTGGGAGAAGGTCATACCGAAGTTTGCCAGCGTCGTAATTACAAGCTGCCTCGTTGCGCTGCTGGTCCATCTACTCCACCTCCTCCCACTTCGGGATGATAACAGTGACCTGCCTCCGGCCGAACCTGATCGCATCTTCCCGCGTGATCATACAGATGTCCACTCTTCCGTCTCTGATCGCGCCGCCCCGGTCGTCTACACGCCTCCATCCAAACCCTTCGATCCAAATCCAGGTGCCGAATGGCACCGACGGCCCTGCCGCTACGCTTATGCCGGGTTCGATAGGCAACCCAGATGCCGTGATGTTCGGGTCTCCTGCATAACAAACTCCCTCGACGGCATCAGGATCAAGCGGGGCGTAAGCGGTAGCCTCCCACACATGCACCTCAAAGTCTATCGGGTTCAAGGCTTGGAACAGACAGGTTATTTCATTCTCCAGATTCTGTATGGTCGCCCGGTACTCGTCGCGCTGGCGCTCGTTGATATCTGACATCAAATTGAAGAGCACCAGCATAATTATTCCCGACACTATTATCAACAGGAATTCCCGCCTCGTGGGCATTTGTCACCACCTCACCTTGCAAAAGGATTTTACAGCGACCAAACATCCACGCCTTCTGAGTGGAGTTTACGTAGCATCTGTATAGAATTGTTCACCCCAAGTTTTTTGTATATATCATTGAGACGATTTTTGACCGTCTTGGGTGCCAGATGCACATGTGGTGCTATCTGCTTCGCCGTATAGCCAAGAGCTTTCCACTTTATTATTTCCCAGTCTTTTTGTGTCAGTTCGTTCATATCAGTTGTCCTCCTTCTCGTTATAATATCTGTCTTCAACATCTTTCACACTGGTAGCCACCATGCACACGGCGCCTGCCATCATCCAGTCATACAAGGTCTTGGCTTGCATGACCGTCGCCCCAGCCTCCATCCATCTTTGCATCTCCAGTGGAAGCTTCTCACGTGTGGCTTTCGGTACCCTGGGCTTGGCGTTCGGGACCTTCACTTCGATCAACCACGTTTTGCCTTCGATGCATCCTATCAGGTCAGGAAACCCTGATGACATCGGTCCGCCATGTACCTTATGACATACCCCACCTCGTTCTTTGAACCATTCCTGCAGCTTTCTGACAATTGCCTTTTCACTCATGACAGCCCCTCCATTTATGACAGCCCCTCCATTAACGGGAAGCCATTTACGCCGTAGGATGGAGTACATAGGACAAGCTCTTCCCTCGCGCGCGTGCCTGCGACGTAGTACAGCCTTCTTAACGCGTCTTTCGATTCACTGCCGCCATTCCATGCCATCACTTGAGGCCTGGCAAGGTCCGGCAGCACATACACAACATCCGCCTCACCACCCTTTACACTATGTATTGTCCCAATGATAATTTTGGGCTTGTTTCTCAAATTTGATTTGTCCCGCTTCAGTATTCTCAGTGGGTATTCCATCTTACTCCTTCCCGTTGCGGTAAGATTTTCCTCGAACCACTTCAGTTTTGCCTCCTCGTTCCCGAAAACCATGATCAGGCCCGAGTCATCATCGAATATCTCATCTATTCTGAACCTGTGGCTCGATGGGGCCTTCTTTATCTTGGTTTTGATACCGTATTGCAACACCTCGGAATTGATGACCGGGATCCACTTGCTCAAATCATCTGTCGTCCAGGTGCTTGATGCTGCTTCACCCCACACATCCTGGGAGAACCTCATGAATGCCGCCAGTCTCTCCGCCGAGGACACCCCCCTGCTGGCATGGAGTGGATTCCACGCTCCCTGTTTCCTCCGGTAGGGATTGTGATATGGGATTCCTTCCGCCCTTAGCATCTTGAGAAATGGAACAAGCATGTACGCGCATGATCCAAGAACCATGATCCTCTTGTCTCTCTTGAGATCACTTTCGACCTCAAGCAGAAGACTCGATGGTTCCATAGCGTTCGCCGAAGACAGCCTTATCTTGCCTGGTATTTCCTCTCCGTTTTCCTGACGCGGCTTGTACTCTTTTGTTTGCCGCCTTTCTACCTTTGAGATTATCTTGCTTGCCCACTCGAGTACCGCACGCGGCACACGGTGCGATTGCCCCAGAATAATGATCTTATCGTCAGGCAATGGCGGATCGAGCAGCGAGTTCGGGGTTGCCCCGGCGAACTGGTACAAGCATTGGTCCTCATCTCCTACCAAAACAAATGTTTCCATATCCTGGCCCCACTTGCGTACTATAGAGAACTGAAGTGGGGTCATGTCCTGTGCTTCATCGATAAAACCAACCACCGGTCTTTGTGGAGCGTACGGAACATCCCTCAGATTGATTTCAAGCAGGTCGGTGAAATCCAGCAGGTTATTACCACGCTTCCACGCCTCCCACTTCTCGAACAGGATTCTCACATCCATAGGCCACATCTCCGGGGGGATCATCAGGGATCGCAGCCTGTTCATCTCCTGATATGTTTTGGCTGATGGGGCCATACCTGGCTGTACCGCGAAAGGGTCATCAACATCTACTTCATTCGTGATAGCGAAATCAGGAAACTCTGCATTGAATTCCGTCACATGGTCTTCAGCCAGCTCAGGATAATCAAGATTCCTGTAGCAATGGGCATGCAATGTCCCTACGGATGCCTTCGGCAGAGACACACCATCTCGTGAGGCTATCTCCAATGCGGCCGCACGAGTGAAGGAGGTAACGAAGATGCGATCGCTCCCATGAACTCTTCGGGCATTCTCTATCTGTCTTGCAAGATACGATGTTTTCCCAGTGCCCGGAGGGCCGAACACTCTGAACTCATTCGTTTCCACCGTCATCCTCGTCACCCCCTTCCTCCGGTTTCTCGACCTCGGGTTTTGGTTTGGGCGGCTGTATCGCCCATGCCCTGCAGTTAGTACGCATGCCCAGGCTGTTCCTATAGTTAACTTTCTTGTTAACTCCTCCGATCCTTTTTACCCTTGCACCCAGTCTTTGTATTTCTATCCTCTCCCCTTTCGCATGCAGCCATGATCGAAGCTCATCGAGCCAGAAATAAATAGTGTCTTTCTTCCTGAATGGCTTTCTGGCTTTCACAGCCTCATAGATATGCTCTTCGGGCATAGGTGGATGACTGTTGAGGTAGCTGTCTATCCATGTACGGGTCTGAGCCTCTTCTGAAAGGTCTGTCCCTATCTCCACCTCACGTGCGACGTAACTGAGTGCTTGCAATATCACATCCCATTGCTCGGTTTTGTAGCGTGGGGTATAGACTCTGGTAATATCCCCAACGCGCTTCCTGAACGCGTTCGAGGATGCCAGATCCTCCTGCCCTTTGTGGAAGAAAACCTTCCCATTCTCGGTGTAGAGTTCATACTCACGTGGGTCGGTTTTGTAAGCCACAAAGTCATACACCTGAATGCCCAGCAGAACCGACAACAATGCAAGCACTGAATTGCGTTCGGCATATACCACATCCCTTCCTGCTGTATTGAGGTCCCTTAGTTTCGGTAATATGGAATCATTCGTGTGGGTTTCTTCGGGCTTCAAGCCCAGTTGACCGCCCTCTTTTGCTTTCGCTATCGTTCGCTCGTAGTATTCCTGACGTTTGATGGGGAATCCTTGTTCTTTTGCGTGACAAACCAACAGGTCACATATTTCCTGATCAGACAAGTTTGCCATCGCCGCGTAGCTCGCAATGGCTAGGTCGTACCCTGAGTTCGACGTGTCGCTGATGCGTTTCTTGTGCGTCCATGTCTGGCTGAAGTTCTCGATGTTAGCACACATGGAGGTGAACTGTTTTGGCAGCTCCGCATCCGGGTTGATCGTCACATTGACCGATATGGCCGGATCAGATGTGCCACGCCTAGCCTCCCATGCCTCTTGTGGGATGATTTCCGCAAGGTCCTGAGGATTGTATTCAACATTGTTGTCCTGCATGATCGTAACTGGGACCCCAAGTTCGCCTTTCAGATTGAACGTTCCCGGAACGCGCATTATCCGGGCGAGGTCGCTGACACTGTCAAGCCCCCACCCGTATTGCAGTGCGTATAGTCTGAACCACTCGTTCCACGCGCCTGCCAGCTTCGATGCTTCGAGCTTGTCTTCAGGGCTGTCGAATATCCACGGCTCTTTGAATAGCCACCATGCTTGCAGGCCGTATCCTGAGTGGACCAGGACAGATGGAGGATATGGACTTCGTTCCAGGATTTTGAGTGCATCGGGGATAGTTTGGGGCAGGTCAGCCCTGGAACGCATCGTGCATTGCACATCTATATCAAGCCACAGACCGTAAATGCCTGCGGCCTGACTGGCTCGCCCTCGGGTTTTAGAGTCGCCCATCTCTTCGAAAAAAGAGACTGCCATATACATGTCTGTTTCGTTTTTCTTTTTCTCGATAAATTTTCTGGCTGTCTCTATTCCATTCTCATTCATCTGGAACCAGAAGGACTTTTTATCTTTCAGTGTCCAGATATATGACCATAAGGTCTCGACCTCGTCTGTGATAGGTATATAGTCAAGCACCTTGTCACCTCCTCTCGAAAGGAATTGCCGGGAGACTGGATCGTCCCCCGGCACAAGTAGTGAGTATTGTCTTATGCGTCGGTGACAAGGTCAGGATCGAACTTTACCTGACGGATCACTTTGCTGAAAAACTCAGCATAGCTTCCAAACATCTCCGCGTCTTCGTCAGTAAGTATCCCCTTTGCGTTGAAGTTGATTTGGGAATATGTAATGCCATTCTGGTTTTTCGTCTTCGCCAGAGTAAGCCCGGTGATAACACCGTAGAAGGGGACATTGTTCTGTGTCAGGCGGAGAAAGTAGCTCTTGCAGTTTTTCAGGCTCGTCGGGGGGACTACCACCATAATGGGGATCTGGTCTGTCTTCCTCAACATGAACAGAAGCCGCCGTTCGGAGCACCGCTTCCCATTTCCTTCAGGGTCGCTGCCCCATTGGTTCATGGGACAGTCCGCACATGACCGCCGTTCCTCGATCCCCTTACCAAGGGGATCTCCGAACCCGGTGATTCCGTCATCACTCGAGCAAACGGGAGGCTCTGATCCGCCCGTGTATTTCGTCAGGTACAGCGACCTGACCGGTTTCCATCCGACAATCACACCCTCCAGCTCGTTCAATGTTTCTGTGCCGGTAAGACTTGGTACTTCCCACGCGATTCCCCCGCCGCTTGGGACACTGACCTTATCCAGGTCGAACTGACTAATCGTGTCCCCTCCGAGATTCGCCTGCAGGACAGCCTGGACCTTCTCACCCTGTGTGGCGATCGCAAAACCTTCCGCTTTGACCAGTTCCTTACTCATATTTCATTCCTCCTTTTATTTGAGGCCCAGTATTGTGGGCCGTGTCTGCTCGTATGTTGTTACGTATTCCGATGCCCAGTCGGGGAGCACGACACCGTTAATCCCGGCATACTCCCTGACCCAAGATTCGAGCGTCTTCGGGTGGATAGTCTCTTTTACGAGGCCATCGAAACCATGTTCCTTGAAAGCTTCGTATGCTTCCTCCCGCTTATCTGCAGGAATTGAGGCCCTGATATCGGTGCGTAAAGCTATTGTAACACCATCTTCGAGTTTCAGGTTCTGAAGGCCCGTTGTCTCGAACATCTCCAGAACCTGCTCCGCCTTTTCCGCCAAGGCCTTTTTGGCCTCCTGCAGTTCCGCTTCAATCCTTCGCTTCGTTCGTTCCGCTTCCACGTAATCACGTAGAAGATCCTTGACAACATCACTCATTTTGTGATCCCTCCTTTGTAATCTTCCATGATGCTTTTCACCACGTTCTCTTTTCTCTTCAGAGAACGGTATATCTGTTCATCCACCGTTCCCTCAGCTACTAAAGCTATTGAGATCACCTGCCTTGTCTGCTCAGGGCGTTGGAGTCTGCTTCGTGTCTGGTTGTACTCGCCCAGTGAAAAGCTCAAGCTGTAGTCAACGACATACCTGGACTTGTACATCGGGATACCCTCTCCACCAGACCTCAACTGTACCGCTATCACCGCTCCCCCTTCAGACCTCGTCCATTCCTGCAACTCCTTTCTCGCACCTGACAGCTCGAAGCTCTGTCTCCCGTCCGCCTTTGCTACTTCATGCACTGCTTGCAGGTCATGCGTGAACCTGCAAAAGACCACAACAGGTTCATCTTTCGGCAGGTCCGACAGAACGTCAGCCAGCAGTTTTTTCTTACTGTCCCCAACGAAATGATCTGTGCCGTCATCGTCCCTGACGTACCCGGACGTGACCTGCTGTAATTTGATAAGTTTTGTCAACGCATTGTTTACGCTGACGGTCCCGTCCTTGACCTGCGCCATCAGGTCATGTTCGAGCGAAGAGTAAACTCTCATCTCGTCACGGTTCAAAGAACATGTTCTCCGCTCAAATAGTATCGGAGGAAGGTCCGGGAGAGCTTCATCTGGGCCTACGGTATACGTGAATGACCGGTACTTCTCGTAAAATTCCTCAAGGTTTTGGTATCCCAAAACCTGATATCCACCATACCCACCCATTCTTGCATACCTTGACCTAAAATTGGCGAAGCTCGTACCGAAAACCTCCGGGACGAGGAACCGAGCCTGCCCGTAGATGTCCAGCGGCCCATCATGTAACGGGGTGCCGGTCAAACCAAGCCGCCTCTTCGCTTTCTTGTGGAGCTTCGCAAAGAACAGTGACTGCTTGCTTCCCGGACTCTTCAGGTGATGACTTTCGTCAGCTACAACTGCATCCCATTGCTGTGATAATACCCACTCGCCCAGCTTCCCACGCCACACCCCCTCGTAGTTGCAGACCAGGCAGGTTATGACACCTGGTCTGACCTGCTTCACAGCCTGCTCCGCGATCTCCGTACGCTTTGCCGTGCTCTTTCCTGCCGGGAGCAGTGTAACTTCACACGGGATGGCCGAGTGTGTGGCAATCTGTTCTTCCCAAACAGGGACGACGTTCGGAGGGCATGCCACCAGAACTTTTGCATTGCCCTCCGGGTACCAGTTCTGGATGATGTTGATCGCCGTTCTCGTTTTCCCCGACCCCATCCACATGTCCAGCAAGATGGCGGGGAGATCTTTCGCCCACCAGTACGCCCTGCGCTGGTGCAGCCAGTCGTTGCCCTTGCATACCGGTGGGTTCGGCAGATCGGTTGCTTCCCGGATCTCCGCAGCCTGCTCGTAGGGGTCGCCTTCCTCCAGCATGGTCAAAAGATCCTCGCTCAAGGCCACCGGACTCGGAAGGGTTTTCAGGATCTCGTTCAATGTACGATGCGAGCGGGGATAATGCCATGCCCGTTTTGTGCTGTCCCACCGTCCCCCCGTTATGGATTTCATCTTGAACCTCAGAACATACGGAGATTTTACGTAAATCCTGTTTCCGACAGTCCATGCGCTAATATGATCACTCATTTCTTCCTCCTGTTCGACCCCTTTCCACCCTGCTTAGGGTCATCACACCCACCGCGGCCCTTGTTTGCCCTGACACCACGTCCGCTGCCGTCGCGCTTCGGAGTCCCATTTTTCACAGTCATGGTCATTCCTCTTCGTCGTAAAATACTCGTCCCTTGCAGGTCCCCTCCGGCAACCTGTTCACCGGTGGCAACCCATCATGCGCCCTCATCGAATTGTATTGCCATAGGGCATTCTGGTACGCCGTTTCCATCAATGAGCTTGTTCCAATAATCGTGCAGCTACCCTGCCGCCGCGTGGGCGGGATAGCAAACTCGATTTTAGGCATCACTCGTCACCTCCAGCTTTCGTAAAATTTTTAACATTCATCATTCATTAGTTCAGGAGCCTCATGAATGTTTCCAACTACTTCAAAAATAGAATATTTTTTGTATGGAAACAAAAATCCTTCCATCAGAGTGGACTTTTCATCTGTCAGTGTGTTCCATTTAACCACTTGTGGAAGTTCACTCTTTCCTCTTACTTTATCTCCTTCATAAATTTCTACTCCATTTTTGTCAGTTAAACCTGTGAATTGCTCAAGTGCATCCCACGTGTACAACCAGTCACAATTCCCATCATCAATCTGAATCATAAATATTTCTCCATCGCGCCAAACCAAAGTCTTCACTCTATACTTTTTACCGTCTTTCCACACCCGAAACTTAATAAGTCTCATTATTTACCCCGCCTTCCCTTTTGTTTTAGCAATCAAATTCCGCAATTCGTTCTCTTATATCTCGATAGATCTTCTATGGTACTGGTATTGATTAAATACTCATCACTCGTCATCTCCTATCTCCCGCATGTATAAATCTCCCACAATATCCATTGATGCAGGATACGGCCATTCTTCAAGGTCATAGTCTGATCGACGAGCCGTTAACGAGTTATACCCGCGTGTAAGTTTGTGCCAGTCATTCATTAGCTTAGTTACCTTTTCACCCATTCCATGATTATCACACTCCCATCGCTTTTACGGCTTTATTTATATCTTTTTTCGTAATACCCAGTTTTGTAAAAAAATCAGTCAATGTGAATGGACTCTCTCCAAATTGAACATATTTATCAAAATACCTACCGTCATATTTCCTTATTTCCAACTCTTGTTTCTCCGGTATCCATGTGATTTGAATACTATTGATGTTCCCTTCTTCCAAAGTAATAGTATTACTTCTTTCAACTATTGCCATCACCTATCACATCCCCCTCATAACTCTCCAGCTTTCCGAGAACATCCTGTCTCGGTTGGATTTCCAGAACGGTTTCCCAATGGACTCAACCTCGCGGGACTGGCTAGATACGGGCTGTACCTCAATCATTTTCTCTTCGTGATTTATGTCTACGACAACGAACTCAAGCCCATTCTTATACATAGGATTTCGGTACACATCCCCAACATGTATCTCACTGATTGGCATCATTACTCGCCACCTCCCACAAGCTCAACTTCCACCAAATCCTTTACCAGTTCCTCATCCATCACGCTTCCACCTCCAAAATCTTCCTCAACCGCCCGGCCTGCCACTGTCGCTCAGCGTCCCTTGCGGCCTCTGCGACGGCCAGTGAGGCGTTCAGTGCGGCGGCCCATGCGGCGGCCCTTGCCTCCCCTGCGGCGTCCCATGCAGCGTCCACTGCGGCGGCCCATGCAGCGTCCACTGCGGCGACCCCTGCAGCGTCCACTGCGGCGGCCCCTGCGGCGGCCCTTGCGGCCTCTGCGGCGTCCCGTACGTCGGTCAGTTCCTCCACAGCAGCTTTTCCCTCAGCGTACCGCCTTGCTACCTCGATGGCTTTGCGGGGGCGATCGTCAGGGTATTGCGCCTCGTACAGGTACAGTACATGCTCCGCACAGTCGCAGGCAAAAAGCCGGGCCGTGCGCTCATCCCACCCCGTGCACTCACGGGTAAGCCGACACGTCCGGACAACTGACTTGTCGTCCGCATGTACAATCTCATCCCCCACCTCGACCTCGAAAATCCGCTCACCGAGCCAATCCGGCAGTTGCTCCAGCGTCACAACATGATAACCGTTCCGGCACGGCTTCAGTTCACCCTCGATTTCCGGCATCCATTCGCCCGGTGTCCATGTGCCGTCGTCGTTGCGTTGGGGCAGGGACCATTCCGCTTCGCCGCCGTGGCAGGAACAGCCGTTTTCGTCGAGCACTTTGAAATACTTAACCATCACTCACTACCTCCCCCTCAAAACTCTCCAACCTTCCGAGAATATCCTGTCTCGGTCCTAACAGGGATGGAAACGTATCATCATCGCTTTCCGATTCCTTCAGCAAGTGCGTCAAGCATACTCATACATTTGGTAGCCTTTTCCTCTGTCCGAAAATATGCAAGCGGCTCAAAACTACCATCCTCTAGCAGGTATAAGCACAACTGCTTTCTGTCGGGTAATGGAGCAACTCCGATTTCCCGACTACTGGAAGCTGTTCTGATACTCCATCCATGCCATTTTCTGTTAGACATTCAACGCCACCTCCCGTATTTACTTATCCAGAGTTGTTTTTGAATCTCTGCCAAGTCGGACAAGTCGGCCAAGTCTACATAGGATGCGCAGTTACAGCCGTAATTAAGTTTATTTGCACTTTTACAGGCGTTGTAATGTACACAATTTTCACATATCATAATTTATCACCATCCTCCAACCGATAATTCCCATCCACCTCACCAGCAGCCACAATTCGAGCCCACCTGCCATGCTCCGGACATTGCGGGTCCTCTGGACTGCCGCATACATACTCGCACTCATAAGTAGTGCGCTGGCACGGGAACCCCCAGAACTCTTCAGTGTCCACACTCTTCCGCATGTGTGGACACGCATTGCACAGCTCTTCCATTACTTCACTCTTTGTCATTGCCGTTCGCCTCCCTTCCCCTTTACATATCACTGTGGTTCAGACTCTAAAATTTCTTTCAATCGTTCTACTTGCCACTTATACTCTGGATCATCTATAGCGTTACCTGTTATGTTCCAAACAACCCATTTGGCGGCCTCGCTTGCGTTTTGTGAGGCGGCCCATGCGGCGACCCATATGGTTGTCGATTCGGGTACCTGTGCGGCTATCCGCGCGGCGGCCCATGCGGCCAACAGGTCTTCCTCGGTCGCCTCCCCGTTGGCGTACCGCCTCGCTGTTTCGATAGCCTTACGCGGGCGGTTGTCATTAGGGTATTTGGTTTCAAAATCAGGCAATACCCGCTCAGCACAATCACAAGCAAATAACCTGGCCGTGCGATCATTCCACCCCTCACATTCCCTGGTAAGGCGACAAGTTCGTACGACTGATTTGTCATCATCATGTACAACTTCCTTGCCAATTTCCACTTCAAATATTCTATCGCCTAGCCACCTGGGTAATTGCTCTAGCGTCACCACATGGTACCCATTTGCACAAAGGCAAAGATTACCTTCGACCTCCGGCATCCATTCCCCGGGCACCCACGTACCGTCCTCGTTGCGCTGAGGCAATGACCACTGGGCGTTGCCACCAAAACAAGATCTTCCCATTGAGTCTAAAACTTTGTAGTATTTCATTTTGGCTCCCCCCTTTATCTTGATGTGATGCTTTCAGGCAAGGGCCGGGAACAGTGCCCGGCCCTCTCAGAAAACATTACCTACCCACGTATGCCCTTCAGGATCTCCGAGGCTTCCTTCTCGAGGTAGCTTCGTTCGTAGTCACCAATGGTCACAGGCATGACTACAGCGACCGGGCCGTCGGTTTCGTCGCTGTACACGAAGATCCTCCCACTGCCGCCTCGGTCCATCTTTACCCTTTCCCCCAAGGTGAGAAGCAGATCATATTTCATCGCTACGGTCCTAAGACCGATAACCTCCCCGCCGACCTTCTGGATGCATACTCGCAGATTGATATCATCCATCTGCCGATATGTCATATGGGTGATCTCCAAGTCGACAAGATCGTCGGCCTCGAGGAACTTGTCGTCGACCACAATGGTCTGAATGTCAGCTATATCACCGGTGGCCTCGAACTCGATGGCCTGCCGGTATACTCCGGGGTTGTCCTTTTTGAGGTTGCCCCACCTGATCTGCCGTACGCAGTCCATACGCACGGCGACGCGACCGTCACTGATCCACCCCCGATGAGTCCCTTTCGCACGGGTCTCATCGGTCTCGTCCTGCGCGATAAATACCCTTACGGCATCATCGCGCTCGATCGCCAGCTCCACCCCCGCAGCCGTTCCCTTTACCCGTTTGATTTTCATTTCAATCATCCTCCTTTGTAATGGTGATGCCTTCAGTCAGTGCCCTGGCCAAAGCCAGGACACCTCAGAAAGCATTACCGCTTGATATAAGCGTTCAGACCGACGATGACCTCCTTGCCTTCGATCTCCACGCCTGTCTTCTGATTACCGTGGGTGCTGGCAACCACAAGAGTCTTCCCGCTTGCCGATGGCGTCGGCTGCTGCATCGGCATCGTGATGATCAAATTTCCATCCTTCATCTCGACTTTCATTGTCCTTCCTCCTTTTCCTGGATCTTTTTTGCTAACCTTCAAGTTCTTCGGGGAGTATGCCCTCGGCTGTCAGTTGAGACAACAGCCTGCGCACCGCCAATTTAATCGATTCGCCTGCACCACTGTACCGCTTCGGTTCTGCTTCGTACTCGGCGAAACACGTCCCGCCGTTCCTCCAAATGGTGATTGTCCCTGAAAAAACCTTATTCTCAACCATTTTGGCTCTCCCTCCACATTGACCATTGGCTCTCATGCCGGGCTTTTTAGCCATTTGCCCAGCTTTTCAAGCACAAAATCCTGCGCGGCCTCGACCGGAGTCCTTCCACGCGAGGTCAACATTTCCCCGTCCTTGCCCACAATCACGTACCCGTCCCGGGTGTCGCCATCCAGATATACCGGTTCACCCTCCAGCTCAGATATCTCACTCCAGCCATTGAATTCCATATCAACAGATCACTTTTCTTCGGGGATATATCCGATATATTGCTCCACAAACCTTCTCTTGTCTTCTTTTTCTTCTTCCAAAGTGGAGAAGTTGTCGGGGTAGTCTATGTGTCTTTCCCCCGCGTAAGCTCTCGCGTACCCGATTGCCGCTGCTACCATGTCTAGTATATTTATTTCATATCTCCCTTTCTTTTCTCCTTCGTACGTTCGGAAGCCGTTCACGATGTAGCCATCCTTTTCAGGAGATGGCCATGTAAATGTCGTGTTGCTATCGGCCACATGCTTGATGTATATGTTGTGACCTTTGCGTACCACCCTGTAATAGTCACCGTCCCGCAAGATGTCTTTGTAAATCCTCATTTTTATTCCCTCCCCTTCTATCAATCGCACGCATAATAGCTGTGCATGCGTGCCTTGTGCTGCTCCAGCCCTGTTGCTATGCAATGTTTTCTTAGTCATTTTTAACACCCCTTTATAGATGATGATCTCATCACTGCCGCCCGCGTACTGCGTACCACATGTGCGGGCGACAGGTAAAAAGCCATTATCTGCCTCTGTATTGGCCTGCCTCGCAATATGTGTGTAGGTCTATGTAGGCAACCGGGGATACACAGGGGAGGATACCCGCCGTGGGTCCGGTATGAAGTGCTGTACTGTGACTGCTTGGCTCGGCTCGCCGGGCGGTGCCGCTCGGAGAGGTGGCTGGGGCGCTGATACTGTGTTGCCTCGCAAACTGTGTTGCGGCCTTTCGGCCGCCGCCCGGTGCGATGTATAGCTGGCCCTCACGAAGGGCCGTTCCTGCCTGCCTCTCTGGCTTTCCCGCCTTCACTTGCCAAGGTGCCGGGCCTGATGCCCCTCCGTTGCAATACGTATGATACAGGCCTTATGGCCCCTTGTCAAGTGTGACGTAAACCGTTGCAAACACTGATGTTGCGGGGCATAGGGCCTAGATTACCACATTTGCGAGGGGGGTGAAACGACTGGAAACGACACAAAATGAGTCCAAAGGATCAATCGATTGGTGCAGAACCGGGACCATGGCCCTATGTCTAGGCCTCCCACATCTGTGGGGTGGTGATGTGATATGGGTATAATTACCCATGCATCAGTCGTAAATCGTAACATTTGTGGGCTGAAAGGCTCATTTTGGTGTGGTATGGGACACATCACTGGGCGGTGCAACCTGCACATCCCTTGACATAATATCGTGGGGGTGTATGATTGCAGGTGGCAAAATCGCGCGAACCGTTGCGCCACAAGGGACGAGAAAGATTTTAGTCCACAGGGTGAGGACATCAAGGAATTGTCAGACTTCAATGAATACTTTAGACTAGAGCCTCAAATGAGATAGAAGGTAATAAAGAAGGTAAAACAAGGTTCAGAGAACATGAAAGTGTTACGGAGTTTCAGGAAACTTGAGATAGAATTAATAACAAAAAGCGAGGTGAGGACAAGAGGACAAAGGTGAGGACACACGAAAAACATAGTTCAGGCCTTGCGGCGCAAGGGTTTACGGGTGAGGACACATCTCCAGAACAAAATTGTGTCTCACCCGTTTCATTTTGTTGTCTCCACGTCCTCAGTGCGAAAACCCCAGTTATATATAGGTAACACTGGTATACCCACGATGTCCTCAACCCTGTCCTCTTGTCCTCACTTTGTTTTTCTAGAGGTCTTGGCTTCCATTCGGTAGTGTGTGCAATTCACCCTATATATAGCTGTGGAGGCTGTTCCTGCAAGGCTTCCTGTGGATTTCAGGGCTTGCGCAGCGCTTCACGATCCTTACAATACCAATGCCGTATTGTGGTAATGTAAGGTACCCACCCCTTACATTTATTTGTAAATGTAAGGTGCCCACCCCTTACATTTATTTGGTAATGTAAGGTGCCCATACCTTACATTTACGTCTCTGATCCCGGTAAAAACCCCTCATTTTGGCCCTTTTGGGCCTGTTTTTGCCCTGTTTGTGGTATGACCGGCGCTCCTTGCCCATCGTTTAGCGCTCATAAAACCCTTACATTCGACAATAAATGTAAGGTATAGGTACCTTACATTAAATTATAAATGTAAGGTTTTTGGCTGTTTGCGCCTCGTACGGTGTCCTATGGCCTGCATCATTCATGGCCTTGACCTGTGCTCCAGTCATAATGCCCTGCATCCAGCGCGCAATGTGTCACAATGACAGATCCATTGTGCTCTGCTCTGGATCATATGAGGACATTGTGCCTTGTTGTGTGTCCTCCGCTTGCAGGTTGCAGGCTCGAGGCTCCGAGGTCATCGCTCCTTATACAATATACTTTATACAATGTGCGGAGAGCGTGGCTCGGAGAGCGAGGGGCGACCCCCCGGGGGAGGGGGGATTTTGATTCGCGCGCGCGGAGGAGGGACCCCACCTCCACCCCCACGGTAATTTTGAACTTTGATTAAACTTCCTTAATCTATATTCTTGGTCCCTCTTGATTGCTCTTGTACCATTGGGCATTTGGGTGTATTATTCAGGTGATTCCTCCTTTGTGTGATGCTTCCCCGTTCCCACCCGTTGGTTATACTGTAGTGCGAGGCCCCGGCTATATTGCTGGGGTTTTCGCATATAGTGTGCATAGGTATGATATATATGCGCGTTTGTATACGCTACGCATAAAAGCGCATATATATACTGTTTGTATGCTATCCGGTCTTGTTTTGTTGACATTACTTCAATTGTGGTAGATAATGTAAGGTATAATGTAGTGATATTATGTGGTATTGGCTTGTTTGTGGATGTTGTGTGGTGCAAGATGGGCCTCTGTAAGGGGGGGTGGAATGCGATATGGCTGAATTTACGGAGCAGGAGAGAGCTGTAATCAATCTTGTGGCTGCCGGGATCACTGATATAAGCAAGGCATGCAAGATGGTCGGTTACGAGGCTCCGGGAGCGAAGGCTATTGAGCTTTTGTCTCGTGAGGAGTTCCTGAATGCTGTGGATACTGCCGCTGACCCCGAGACCGAGGCCATAGTGCAATCCAAGACTGCCCGGAAGAGGTTTTGGGCACGTGTGATGAATGATGTGGAAGCGAGCCACAGGGACAAGATCAGGGCGAGCGAGCTTTTGGCGAAGGCCAGTGGTGATTTTGTCGATCAGGTGAATGTGAATTTCAGTCCGATGGGGCTTCTCAGTGCGCTAGAGGAGAGGACAGGCAAGCGCGATGAGTGATCTGGCGACATTCGATGCTGGTCTGGTGGACAAGTTCACCGAATATCACAATGATCCGGTGCTTTTTGTGCGGGAGATATTCGGCGCTGAGCCGACTGACCAGCAGAAGAAGTTGTTGAGTGGCATGGTCAAGCCTGACGCGCATATAGCGGTCAAGTCCGGGCACGGTGTTGGGAAAACTAGTGCCCTTGCGTGGCTGGGTTTGTGGTTTTTGTGGACGAGGTTGGACGTTGAAATACCATGTACTGCCCCATCGGGCCATCAGTTGAACGACGTGTTGTGGTCCGAGATAGACGCGTGGAGGATGAGGATGCCCGGTCCCATGAAGGATGCGACTATCGTAACGAGGGACCGTGTAACCATAGAAGGATGTGGCAAGAAGCATTACATGGTGGCCCGAACGGCGAGGCGGGATCAGCCGTCGGCGCTGCAGGGCTTCCACGCGAAGAACTTGATGTTTCTGATAGACGAGGCCGCGGAGGTCCCTGACGAGGTTTTCGAGGTCATGCGTGGTACGCAGACGACGAGGAATGCTCGTGTCATTATGACCGGTAACCCCACATTGGTTACCGGTTATTTTTATGAGGCGTTCAGCTCATCGAAGAGTGTTTGGGAGAGGCTGACATTCTCATGTCTTGATTCGCCGCTGGTCAAGCCTGAATACATTCAGATGATGAAAGACGAGTACGGGGAAGACAGTGACCAGTACAGGGTCCGTGTGCTTGGCGAGTTCCCGAGCGCGTCGATAATGCAGTATATTCCTGCGGATCTGGTTGAAGCGGCGATGGGGCGTCACCTTGATGAAACTGAATATAATTTTGCGCCGGTGATATTGGGCGCTGATGTCAGTTATTTTGGTGATGATTCGAGCGTTTTGTTCCTGAGGCAGGGTCTGTACTCAGAGAAGTTGTGGGAGGGAAGGGATGTGGACACGATCCAGTATGCCGACATCATCCACAGGTTCGCAAAGGAGCGAAACGCTGACAAGATCTTCGTTGACCAGACCGGTGTGGGGGCTGGAGTGATAGACCAGCTTCGTCGAATGGGTCTGGGCGATATCGTGGTTGGCGTGTCGAGTTCCAGTGCTTCGAGTAGACAGGAGCTGGCGAACAAGCGCATGGAAATGTGGTACGAGATGAAGGAATGGCTGAAGCTGGGTGGTGCGATCCCTGATGACAGGACCCTTCGTGACGATCTGGTGACGCCGTATTACGATTATCATCGCCAGAGTGGTAAGATGAAACTGGAATCAAAGCAGGCTATAAAGAAGTTAAGGAACCTTCCGAGTCCGGACCATGCGGATGCTTTGGCGTTGACTTTTGCATATCCGGTGAACAAGCGGCATAGTGAAAGTTCACAGACATACAGTGTTGTTGGAGGTATGTCGAGGACATATGACAAGCGTCACAGTCACAGTAGTGTAGCAGTAAATTGACATGATGGGGGTGCGTGAGAATGTGTGGTCTGTTCAGTCCGCCTGAAATGCCTGAGCCGATCCTCCCTCCTCTGGAGGAGGAGCCTGAGGGCAGTGAAACTTTGAATCTTGACAGGGAGCGAAGGAGAGCTGCCGCGAGGCAGGGTTTCGAGTCTACGTGGCTCACACGTAATCGGGTTGGCTCGCCCGGTGGTGAATCAAGTGGTCAAAACACTGCAGCAGGTGGTGCACAGGCGCCTCGTCGGCCACAAACCGTTATGAGAAGGACTTTGGGGAGTTAAATCATGCCATCCAATGTGACTAAGCTTGGCACGTACAAGAAGCGACATCATGCTGTTTTGGAGAATAGGTCACATTGGGAGCCTATATGGAAGGATCTTGCCTCATATGTCCTTCCACAGTATGGTCGTCATTTGTATCCTGGTTGGGAGCACAGGCCTCGTCGTGGTGATGAGAACATGGTGACATCCATGCCGACGATGGCCGCTCGTGTTACTGCTTCCGGCCTCCAGTCTGGGATGACATCCAAGGCTCGCCAGTGGTGGCGCGCTGGTCTGCCTGACCCTGATATGTCGAGGTTTCCGAAATTCAGGGAATGGCTTGATGAAATCACTTTCAGGATGACCTACGTCATGGGACAGAGTAATTTTTATGAATCCACATATGCTGTGTGGGCGCAGGCCCCGACATTCGGTACAGGCGTGACGGTATTTCTTGAGGATTACGACAACGTCATACGTGGTCATACATTGAATATCGGCGAATACGCCCTTTCTTCCGACTTTACATTGCGGAACAACACATTGTACAGGAAATTCTGGATGCGGTGCTGGGAATTGGTGGACACTTTCGGGAAGGACAAGGTCTCAAGGAATGTTCGCAATGCTTATGAACGCAATGATACCGAGCAATGGTACGAGGTAGTCCATGTTATTGAGCCGAATGATGACCGCATTCCATCTAACAAGGGTAACAAGGATATGCCGTACCGTTCTGTGTACTATGAAGAAGCTGTATCGGAGGACGAACCGCCACTGGAGGTCAATGGATATGAGGAGAAGCCCTTTGCTTCGTTTCGTTGGGAGATTGCAGGCAGGGATGATTATGGATTTGGTCCAGGCTGGGTTGTTCTTCCTGATTGTAAGGAACTTCATGCAACCATGCGTGACAGGGGTGTTGGTATAGAAAAGTCGGTGAACCCGCCACTGCAGGCTCATGTGTCTGACATGGACCGTGCAGTCAATGCCGCTCCCGGAGGATTGTCTTTTTATTCGAACATGCAAAGTGGTTCTGCAGGAAGGATCGGTCCTCTCTACGAGGTTGCTCCTGACTTGAACGGAATACAATTGAGTATATCCGAGCTGAGGGAGCTGATCGATCAGGCATACTACAAGGATTTATTTCTTGCATTGATGTACAGGTCAGGTGGTTCGGCTGAAAAGACGGCCCGTGAGGTCATATCTCTTGAGCAGGAAAAGCTTTTGATGCTTTCGCCAGCTCTTGAGCGGGCTGATGAGTACCTTGACGATGCGATAAACAGGATTTTCGGCATCATGATGCGAGGAGGCCTGCTGCCGCCTCCGCCTCCGGAACTGCAGGGTATGTCGCTGACGATCGAGTATGTTTCGGTTCTCGCGCAGGCCCAGAAGATGATTGAATCTTCGAAGATCGAGCAGGGATCAGCTTTTATCGCACAACTTGCCGGGATGTATCCTGAGGCAGCAGATATCCTCGATCCTGACCGTATCGGTGAGGGGTATCTTTCTGCGATACAGATTCCGCAGAAATACCTCAGGGACCCGAAGGTGCGCGAACAGATCCGTCGCGGTCGTGAGGAAGAGCAGCGCAGGATGGCCCAAATGGCTCAAGCACAGCAGTTAGCTGAGCAGGGCAAGACATTGTCCGAGACTGACT